GCCAAAGTCTAAGTCCTTCCATGCGCCTTTTAGCGTTAGCACAATGGGGGTAACCCCTTGTTCATTATCTAAAGCGCCGCGCATGGTCAGAGCCACTTGCGCGCCATCACTTAAGCCAAACTGTTTAATAACAGCGGGATCATATTCTGTTAGAGAAAAGTTACACTCGAGCTTCTCCATTCCCATATCTAACTCGATGGGTAGATCCATACCGCCCGATTGCAATGATTCTGTTTTAATCGCCAGTTTCGGTACACCGACTTCTTCAACCAGTCCAACATAACCTTTACCATCGACAAACAAATTAAAATTTTTAAGCACCTTAGGGATCATGCGAATACCTCCTCTAGATATTTGTTATTAAGACTACTGCGGAATGTAATATGCTCTGCTGGGTAAGGCGGCACAAAATCAAAATCGAACGTGACTTTGCCTTGCATTATTTGGTCGGGTGTATTCAATGCCGGATCCGCCCAACATTTGCCATTAATAATGGCACCAATCGCTTTGAGATGACGCAGATAGGCATTCACTCCTTCGGTCACATCTTCAACATAGGTTTTAGTAATATTTCTATCGACTGCCCACATATGCGCTCTTTGCAGTGCATCATTAATCAGATCGGCGGTACGACGTACCGAGATAAACTGCCATTTAGGGTCAGCAGAGCAACTGCGGTTACCCCATAAACGATAACCATCTTGACGAATTATGGTGGCGACATCTTGCTCATTGAGCCTATTGGCACTGGATGCCCTATCACCCAAAGCAAAATCAATAGCGCGTGCTGTCGCATTAATCCCTGCTATCGGGCGATTTGAAGGGCTATACCAAAAACCACGCTCAGTATCTGATTTAGCAATGACCCCTGCGATGCGAGCTGATGCAGGTTGCGTTTGAACTGAATCGGTCGCACCGTCATACACTTTTACAGCCGGGTCAATCAGGTATAAACGCGCACTACCAAAGTCCTTGCGATAATCCATAGCAGCTTTATGCGGGTTGTTTTCATCGTCTGTTTCAGGGCACTCCGCAATCGCAATGGCTCGCAATCTTTCAGCCACCTGCACCAGCTCATCAGCGACGGCCTTTTGGTGTGAACGGCCTGGGGCCACCAAAATGCGAGGCGCAACATGCACTTCGTTTTCTGCAGCTAATAAGGCTTGGATCCCTGTTTGATAGTCAGCATCCGTAACGGTTTCTGGATCCGCTAACTCGTAGCTTACTGTCAGCGTGGCATTGGCAGGGATTTCCTTGTCACTGTTTTTTACCAGTGATAGTTCGTGCGAGTTCACATCATAAGATACGTGCTCATTGAGTATTAAATTCTCCTTCTGACCACCATCCGTTTCGTATACGATACTTGAGATTACAGGGATAAAGTATCTATCATTCTCCTTCGCATCCTGAAGTTCAGAAATAACCGCTTTACCATCGACTAATGTCACGGTCACGTCGGTTTGTTCTTCTCGTTCCGCGACATTCACCACCACCACAATGGCACCGGTTTGGTCAAAAATACCATCCAGTGCATCTGGCAGCGTTGACACACCATCAGGTGCGCCAAAGATGTCTAATGCTTTTTTACGCGACCCCCCAATCAGTACAGGTTGATTTACAGGGCCTTTGGACGCAGTGCCCACCAGCCCAATAATTGATGATGACACCCCTTGAATTGGGCGTGCACCACCATCTAGTTCAATGACTTCTACACCGTGTAGAAAATTCATAGCTTCTCCTTAGTTTTATTTATATGGGTTTTTTCAAATTGAGTTCAGAGTAAACGTAAAATACTTAATGAGAACGAGCATCAATATTTATCTATTATTTCTGCTCGTGTTATTTGGTTTCTAGTTTATCTGACGCTACAGTTGAAAAGTTTTGAAGTAAAATATCCATCAGCCATCGCTTGTTTCTGATAACAAATACATCATCATTTAAGCTGCTTTTGGTTGCTTGGTTGCTTTCTGTCATTCCACTTACACAGTTTGCCGTTGCTTATGGGTCGCTTTTAATTTTCCGGTTGAATGCGACTCAAATTGACTGTAAAAGACTTAATGATTTTGAGGGCATCGACTTTTGAGCGCATAAATCAAATCAGACGATGTGATATTGCTTATGGCACGCTTGGGCTCCAAACACCCTTATTATTTCACCTGCGACCACTGGATCCAGATAAAATAATACATCATCCATCGGTCTGAAAATAATACTGATAGCTAAATCATTATATTTTGGCAGTATAATAATCCATTCAAC